GGAAGCGAAGTTGCCTACGACGTGGAAAATCGCAATCGACCGTGGGAGAAGGAGTGGGGCATTGTCTGCTTGGGAATCTCTTGGGATGGACGAACCACCTACGTCGTCCCCCTCTACCATCCCCAGTCCCCCTTCCGCAAGAAGTGGATACCAGTGCTACAGCATCTTGGGCGTGCGCTTCGCCGTCCGGACCTCAAGCTAGTAGCGCAGAACGGTAAGCATGACAACCAGCAGCTAGCGGGTGCGGGGGTATTCCTCGAGCATCGGTTCGACATCATGCTGGCTGCGCACCTGCTAGACGAAAACCGCCCGAAGAACCTCGGCTTCTTATCCCAGTCAGTACTCGGGGCTGACGTCTACAAGGGGATGGTCGAACTCAAGCCTGACAAGATCATGCAGGAACCCCTACGGAAGATCTGTACGTACAACGGTAATGATGTGGGCTACACACATCAGATCTACCCACGGCTGCGTGAGGAACTCGTCGCGCAACCGAGGCTGACACGCCTATTCGCCAAGCTCATGATGCCTGCCTCGCACACGATCCAGCAAGTCGAGGCAGCAGGTATGTATGTGGACAAGAAGCGATTGTTCCACAGGATGGCAATCCTACAGGAGGAGATAAACGAACGCAAGGAGGTGCTTCGTGAGAATCTTCCAAAGGCATGGCGAGAGGACTTCAACTTCAATAGCACACAGCAGCTTGGGCGATGGCTTTTCTCTCGAAAGGGGCTTGGGCTTTCCCCACTTGAGACGACAGCATCGGGTCGCCCTTCGACGAAGGAAGCGGTTCTACTCCACTACCACGACCATCCGGCCGTACGGGCCCTTCTCGAATATAGGACGCTCCAACTGAAATGGATGAACACCTACTTATTACCATGGGGTACGAGGTTGGATTCGCGAAGCAGGCTCCACACAACCTACAAGTTGTACGGCACAGTGACTGGACGATTGTCTGGAGACCTGCAGCAGGTACCGAGGGACTCGTTTATACGTGGTGTGATCGGTGCTCCTCCGGGATGGTTGTTTGTCCAGGCGGACTACTCCCAGATCGAGTTACGCATAGCTGCCCACATCGCCAAGGAGAGGAGGATGCGACGAGCATTCCTCACAAAGCAAGACTTGCATCTCGTCACCGCGTCCTCTCTTACTGGGAAATCGCCGACGATGGTGACGAAGGAGGAGAGGAAGAGAGCTAAGGCTGTGAACTTCGGGTTCCTGTACGGCATGTACCCAAAGAAGTTCCAGAGCTATGCGTTCGAGAACTACGAAGTAGAGGTAACGATGGCGGAGGCTGAGCTCGCCCGCGCCAAGTACTTCAGCATGTTCCCCGACCTGGAGGGCTGGCATGATCGGCAGAAGCGTGTTGCCCACAATTACCACAGGGTCGTGTCCCCCCTTGGGAGAGTACGTCATCTACCGGACATCCTTTCCTCCGATAACGGTGTGCGTATGGAGGCCGAGAGGCAAGCGATCAACTCACCGGTACAAGCCACTGCATCAGATCTCATGCTCTTCTCCATGGTTCAACTGCAGCCTCAACTTGACCCCCGTAACGCATTCCTTGTCGGTACGCTGCACGATGCTATCTTTCTCCAGGTCCGTGAAGATTCAGTTGACGAGATAGCCACTGTGGTCAAGGACGTGATGGAGAACTTGCCCCTAAAGAAGACGTTCGGTCTCGAGCTCAGCATCCCCATCGAGGTAGATGTGGAGTACGATCAGTACTGGACAGGTACGCCAGACGCGAGTGGGCTAGGAATCGAGGATGGTGTATAATGACTAACATGAAACTACTAATGTCACCCGCCGAGGTCAGCCGTATCGTAGGAGTGCAGCCGAGAACGGTTGCTCGGTGGTGTCGAGAGGAGAAGATTGAGGCACTCAAGGTCGGCCGTGTGTGGCGCATCCACCGACTCACGGTGAAGAGACTCGTGAAGCGGGGTATCTGATGCCGGGGATGAATCAGTCGCGGATCAAGATGTTCCGTCGGTGTCAGAAGCAGTACTCCTTTCGCTATGACTACGCGGAGGATGGGCTGGAGCTCGTACCGAAACGAGCGAAGGTGCAGCTCCGACGAGGCACGTGGCTGCACGCTCTGCAGCAAGCGCACAATCAGGAGTGGGCCATCGACAGCGGCTTCAAGATCAAGGACTTCGTCCCTTGGCAGGAGGTACACGCTGCGTTCTGGGACGAGTACGACGGACTGTTCGACGAGGAGAAGGAGGAGTATGGCGATCTGCCTACGGAATGCTATCGCCTCTTCAAGGGGTACCTGCGATTCTGGAAGGACGAGGCAGAGCAGTATTCCGTCGCTGCGCTCCACAATGGAAAACCCGCTATCGAGTTCCTCGTCGAATATGCACTACCCAAGGTCGGCAAGGAGTTCCCGTTCAAGGGACGCCTTGACCTTATGGTTGAAGATCAGGAATACGGGGGTCTATGGATCCGTGACGCGAAGTGGGTAAAGAACATCCCAGACGACGAGGAACGGATGATGAGCCCCCAGAACTGCATGTACGTGTGGGCGTGCAGGAAGATGGGTTACGACGTGCGGGGGTTTATCTACGACTACGGTCGAACGAAGCCTCCAGCGATCCCGCAAATTCTCAAGCGCGGTACCCTGTCGATGAGGCAGCGCATGGATACCGACTACTACACCTATCTGTGGGCGATCAAGCAACTACACGGGGACATGTGGAAGGACTACGCCAAGGCGTACTACAAGCAGAAGCTATTGGACCTCAAGCATCGTGATGTGCTGTGGTACAGACGTGAGCGTATCCCCGTCGAGGATCACAAGATCAGGCAGGCGTTGCTCGAGTTCGTGGTATCTGTGAGAGACATCCAACGCCGCAGCAAGTATGCACCTCGCAGCTACTTCTACAACTGCCGCTGGGGGTGCGAGTACCACAGTCCATGCGTCGCAGAGTTCGCAGGCCTCGACATAGATCCGATCCTCGAGGCAGACTACACAACAGAGGATGAGAGATATGCCCCGGAACCGGACCTCCTCGCGGACTAACCGTTCTGAAGTCACAGCGAGGGTACGTAAGAAGATCCACAAAGCAAGTGAGCTCTCACAGAATCAGAACTTCCTCGTGTACGGCGACTCAGGTACGGGGAAGACTCGGTTCACAGCGACAGCACCGAAGATCCTCATGCTCGACGTGAACGACAAGGGCCACGACTCAGTGAGGAGGGACATCAATCCGGACTTCATTCAGGTCGAGTACTGGCGTGAGATCAACGACATCTACTGGTTCTTACAGGAGGGGGACCACGACTATGAATCCGTTGGCATTGACACTGTATCTAACCTACAAAATATCTGCATGGACTTCGTCATGGGAGACGAGGTTGCTCGGGACGCATCTCGTGATCCCGATATGCCTAGCCGTCAGGCTTGGGGCAAGGTGGGTAAGCTCATGCGTACCCAGATCATCAACTACCGCAACCTTCCCATCAACACCATCTTCGTTGCTCAGCTCCGCGCCAAGCAGACAGGCGACGACGAAGACGAAGAGTCCGAGATAGTCTACGGTCCCGAGGTATCGCCGTCAATCGAGAAGACACTCAAGGCTGCGGTAGGTACCATCGGTTATCTCACGAAGAGGGAGGTGGTAATCCGCAATAAGAAGACGAAGCAAGCGCGCAAAGAGGTCAGGCGTAGGCTGCTCCTCGGCGATTCGGAGCGCTACATCAGCAAGGACCGCAACGGTATGTTCCCTGAGCATATCGACGCCCCTGACCTCGCGGAAATGTTGGAACTGATCTACGAAGGGAGACAGTAGTGGCTCGCAAGGTCAAGATCGACTTCAGTGGAGTGGACAAGGAAATCCGCTCAGGCAGCAGGGCAGCGCACGTACCGGAGGGCGACTATCTCGCCAAGCCGGTGAGTGCAGAACTTCGCAAGTCGGAGAAGTCGGGCAGTCGTTACTTCTCCTGGCGGTTCCAGATCGTCGAGCCCAAGAAGTTCAAGGGCAAGACCCTGTACGACCGCACGTCCCTCAAGCCCGACGCACTGTGGAATCTGCGCAATCTGATCTTCTCCACGACCGGCAAGAACATCGCCGGCAAGGTGCTCAACTTCGACCCCGAGCAGGTGTACGGTAAACCTCTAGTCATCACCGTCGAGGACGACGAGTGGGAGGGCAGGATCCGCAGCCAGATCGTCGACTACCAGCCTGCGGACAAGTACGAGGAGGCAGATGAGGACGACGATGAAGATGGGGATGATGACGAGGAAGAGGAGGAGGACGAAGAAGAGGAAGAAGAGTCCGACGAAGATCTTGAAGACGTAGACGTCGAAGAACTGTAATGGGCAACATGTCCATGGCTATCTCTGAGCACGCAGAGAAACTAGAAAGGATGGATCGCAATCGTATGGAGCAGGGCATGGACCTCAACGAACGAGCACAGACAGCCCCCGACGAGATGAGCGAGATCCCTCGTGAGCTGACGATGCTCAAGGGTGCAGTCACCAGCCTTCACTCAGCAGCGAACGATCTGCTGGGCAAGGTAAGCACGACGGTGAGAGATGTCCCCGAGGACTCAGCGAAGATCAGCGAGATCCCCACGAAGTTCCCCGTTACCACAGAACTGTCGAGGGCGCTTCGTGAGATCTACGACGAGGTCAGCACGATCGAGAACAAGCTAGCTCGAGCGTACCACCGCTCAGAGCTGTAAGTTCCGCAGCGCGCGGAGGGAGGGTGCCCCGATGCGGTGGGGCATCCTCCCACTTTTGGTATGATCTCACCATGACACGCCAACCCGAAGGTAAGCTCGTCGCTGCCACACGTCGGTATCTACAGTCGCGTGGTGCACGGGCCTTCAAGATACAAGGAGGTGCTGACTCTTTCCAAGAGATCGGTATTCCGGACATCCTCTGCTGCTATAAGGGGAGGTTCATTGGGCTAGAGGCCAAGATGCCCGGGAACGTACCGTCCGCGAAGCAAGCCGCGGTCCTCGACGAAATCGCAGAAGCTGATGGCTATGCCATCGTGTTCACAACGGTCGAGGAGGTATCTGGTCTGCTAGCGAAGATCGACAAGGAGGTAGCTCGTGGCTCGGTTCCTATCATTGGCGGCCATCGTCGTTACATTGGGACTAGGACCGTCAGTAGGTTCCGCAAGCGCTAGCACTCAGGACTACCCCGGTGGGTATCACTTCACCTACCACTTCAAGTACCCCGGCATCGTCCAGAACCTCTTATGTATCCACAGGTACGAGGGTGCTTGGAACGATCCCAGTGCTCCATACTATGGAGGACTGCAGATGGATCTCTCTTTTCAATCGACGTACGGCCACAAGTGGCTGCGTCATCGAGGGACAGCTGACAACTGGCCTGTGGTCGCGCAGTTACGTGCGGGGGTGAGAGCAGTCCTCAAACGAGGCTACTCACCTTGGCCGAACACGGCTCGTGATTGTGGGCTTCTGTGATCGTGACCGCGTTCAGTGTGACGCGATTGTGTCGCTCGACGTGACCTGCATCCGAGGGGATCTGTCAAGCATACTCTGCATCGTTCCGTCGTGTATGATTGACGTATGAACGAACAACGACTCCTCGTGTTCGGCGACCGCAACTGGGATAACTTCCGTGCGGTCAAGCGGGAGATCGAGCGTCGGATGCCCGGTGTAATCATCGAGGGGGAGGCTAAGGGTGCTGATACCCTAGCTCGCCTCGCCGGTGAGGATCTGGGCATTGTGGTGCTTCAGTTCCCCGCGAAGTGGTCGGAATACGGTAGAGCCGCTGGCCCCATACGCAATCGTCAGATGTTAGACGAGGGCAAGCCAACGGAAGCGATCGGGTTCCATGAAGATATCGCTAACTCCAAGGGTAGTAAGAACATGATGGAGCAGGCGATGAAGCGTGGGATACCCACGACTATCTACCGGAAGTAACCTCGCTGTGTAGGGTGGGGAGACCAGGGGTCAGAATCTCCCCACCCTATCTCTGTTTACCCTTCCCACCTCCCCCCGGAGGGGGTGGCAACTTATGCGTATAGCGACGAGCTGCTACGAACCCGCCCCCGAGGTAGTTCTTGAGGGGGATGAGGCTATTCACCGTCCCCGTGTGAGGCGACTCCTGAACCATGCCGTGGCCTACGTACAATCCGACGTGATTAGGACCCGCATGACCCGGCTCAGTGAACACCGCATCCCCCGGTTGTAGTTGCTTCAGGGAGACAGGGGAACCTTCGTTGACCTGCTCATACGTGGTGCGCCCGATCTTGACGCCCACGTCCTTGAAGACGTTCTGGAGGAAGCCAGAGCAGTCCATCCCACCCTTGCGTGACGTGCCACCCCACTTGTAAGGCACACCGAGATACCCACGCGCGGCTTGCACGATGCCCATACCGCCACCGTGAGCTTGAATGTTCACTGAAGCGCGGGGGCTGAACTGGCGTAGAGGCGCGTTCATGGGCGTGGGGTTAGACGACTCAGATGCGAACTGCTGCCACGCATTGGGATCTGCTTCAGGCAGCTGAAGACCTGGCTGCTGTTCATCCATCGACTGTGACATGGCGGGCTGCATCTCTCCCTGCTGCGCGAGGTTCTGTGCTAGCTTCATGAAGTCGGGTCCTTGCGGTTGTGGTGCTGTGGGGGCGCTAACACCCATGCCGGCTGAGGCAGCAAGCACCGGCGGCGACTCTTGGGGAGCGGCCCCCACATGTGGAATACCACCAAGAACTTTGTGGACGTAGTCCTGAGTCTCAGCGTAGGGGGGAACGCCTCCATACTTTGCCACAGCACCTGGGCCAGCATTGTACGCTGCGAGTGCTAGGCGCCAGCTGCCGAACTTCTGCTTCTGCTCTGCGAGGTACTTCGCACCACCCATGATGTTCTCGTGCGGGTTGAGCGGATTCTCTACTCCCAGGCCCCTTGCCGTACCCGGCATGAGCTGCATCAACCCGAGTGCACCGGAGGGCGACCTCGCTCCGGGATTGCCACCTGACTCTGCCATGATCTGGCGCGAGAGTAAGCCCTCTGGTATGCCGTACATGCGAGCAGCCCGCTTGATCGTGCCAGCGTATAGGTGTATCGCGTTAGCCACGGCCAGCCTGCAGCGGTGCGGGTTGAATCTCCTTCATCGTTGACTTCCACTGAGTAGCTATCTGTCCGATGGGGTAATACTGCCACAGGTCTGTGGCCATCTGACTCATCTCAGTCTCGCTGTTGTCCCGCTTGATCTGCGCGATCTGAGCCATCGCATCGCGGGCATCTGACGGGGTCATGTGCTTATTAGCGAGCAGGAACTTGACTGCACCCTCTGCCTTATCGACGGCAGGCAGGCTGCGGTATGAGTGAACGCCCTTGGACGCGGCATAGTGATACTGCCACAGGTCAAGTTGCTCCTTGGCATCCAGATCGCCCTTGATCGCCGCGACTTGTGCATGGTCGTATGGCGTTCCGTTAGCCTTTGAGTACATCGCCATCTCGTGGGGGAGCTGCTTGATTGCTTGCTGGGTGCGGAACTGAATCTCGGCGGGCTTCGCTAGCGTCGATTCGTAGTCCTTCATGCCCAGTGCAGCGGTGGTCTTCGGATCACGGAGTTGCTTGTAGGGGATGCCGAGTTCGCTGAGCGCGAAGGGCTTGGCACCTTCTAGGAATGTACCGCCACCCTTCTTGGCACCCGCGAACATGTTGAGGTAGGACAAAGGCGTGAATCGCTTGGCCGTGTCACCGGCAGCTTGCTGAGCCCGGCCCGTAAGCCCTCCCCTTATCAGATTCCCAAAGCGATCACGCCCCGTGGCGAACTCGTACAGACCCTGCGCTGCTGGTCCCAACTGCTCCGATGGAGATTCTGACGAACCAGGAAGGAGACCCAACGAACCAAGCGCAGCTCCTAGTGTCTCGCCGGGGTTGATATCCCCGGAAGCTAAGAGGCCTGGGTGTTTGCTGCCAATGCCGAGCGGCATTGAACCAGCCAACCACGAAGGGACCATCCCGCCCTGCTTCGACCAGAAGGCGTCACGTTGCTTCTTGCCCTCCTTCGCCAGCTCGCTGAGTACGGTAGCCTGGACAGGGTGTTCAAGCGCGAAGCGTGCGGTATACGTCGATGCACCTCGAGTCCAGCCATATGCCGTGAAGAGCTTCTGCATCGTGGCCCGCTCGGTCGGTGACATTTCGGCGTAGTCAATCGCCTGGTGCTGCGCCTTCTGCGCGATGCTGCGAAACTTGACTGGGTTCTCCTTCATCAACTTCGTCCAGTCCTCAGCGTTGTGGTAGCCCATGCGATTGAGTTCGTGGATCAGCGACAACTGACGAGGAACCTTGTCATCTACGTTATGCCAGAGACTTGCCAACCCCTTGGTGGTACCCTTGAAGTAAGATTCCTCGCCACCACCTGTGGCACGAGCGATACCACCGCCGAAGTGACCGGCGCCCACAGCGTTGTTGAACTTGGCAAGCCACTCAGGGGTCATCTTTGGTACTTCATTGCGTAGCTGATGGACGTTACGGAAGACGTGCATGCCAGCCTGCGACAAGTGGAGGACGCCATTCTGTACCCCCCACGCCGCATACCCCGGATGGATGAATCGCCCCGAGCGGATCGCCTGGTTACCCGCGTCAATGTAGTTCATGCCCTTGACTACAGGATCTCCGTATGATCGCTCGCCCGGTCGCAATCGCTTCCACATCGCCTTCGGAATGTACTGGTAAGCGCCGGGGTCAGCCTTGAGTTTCTCAGGGTCTGTTTCCACTGTGCGATTCCACTGATGGAAGATCTGTCGCTCACTGGAGTACTTGGCCAGGTCCTTCTTAGACCATGACGCGGGAGGCTTCCTGACTCCGATGTAGGCATTTGGATTCTTCTCGAACGCCCTAGGAGATGCGCCACCATCCCACAGACTGTGCCACAGATTGGCGTGGGATGTCGCAGCGTGGGTTGCATAGGCTGTAGCCTGCGCCTTAGCTACTTCGGGATCAGGATGGAAGGCTCGCCCGATCTTCTGCTTGATCCCCTTAGGCGCTGGCAGCAATTTGCCCTCCTTCGCTAGCTGCTCAGTCAACTTCGCTTCCATCCCACCGCGCTCCATCTGCGTCCGCATCTCTACATCACGGCGCATGAGCTTGCCCATGTGGTGCTCAGCGAATGTCGATGCCGCACGCGAAAGCCTATCCGTACCTGGTACATTCTTGCCCAAGAACTGTAGTGGTTCGTTGCCTGTTGCTCGCGTTTCGATTGCCTTCTCTAGGAGTGGATCCCACGCCTTGGTGTGTATGTATCCACCCAACGAGCTCTTGAACGCGGGTGGCTGCAACCGGACTGAACTCTCACCAGGCAGCGGTTTGATGCTGCGCTCCATGCGTGGGGTCCGGTACAACGCCTTCCCTAGTCCTTTCGCAGCTGCACCTGCAGACATCTCACCACGACCCGCTGCCCCGAGCACTTCTGCTGCCTTACCTGCGCGAGCGACACTGCCTGCACCCAACGAGGCAAGCGTAGCGAGGTTCATCACGCCCTCGGCTGGGTTAGTAACGAACTCCCGACCCGGATGCGTCACCATGCCAAGCATGCTTGAGCCTATGCTCTTACCCATCGTCTCGGGGGTGCCTAGCGGGTGGTGGTACATCGCAGCGGGTAGGTGAACCATTCCTACACCGGCGTCGATAGTGCTCTGACCCAGTCCACCGACAAGTCGCTGTCCCCACGCTGCTACAGGGTTGCTGAACAGCGGTACACCCGGGATTCCCTGAGTCAGCGGTTTCTCATTCCTAATCCTCAGCGCTTGCTGGTGCATAGCCCGATTCTCAGCGGGAGTTGCTGCTCGTACGGTTGGCGGTCGAATGGCGTTCAGTTGCTGCTGGATCAGGTGATGGTTCGGGCGAAGTGATGGGTTGTAGTCCAAGTGCATCTGCAGTTTGGGACTAGGCTGTGCAAGTAGCGATTTGACCTTGGGCGATGCGGTGACCCAGCCCTTGGGGTTCTTCATGTAGCCCAACGCTCGCTTCTCAGCGCCCTGAAGCTTCGGCATCTTCGGCTGCTGAGGTAGGTCGTGCATGAACGCCGGCATCCCACCTAGGAGGTTGAAGTGCTGCTGAGGCTGTGGGTGCGGCTGACGACCCATTTGTGCCACAGCTCCCAAGTTGATGCGCGGAGCCTGTGCGGGGTGGATATGGGGAACACCACCCACAGAGGGAGGCAGACCGCGAACGGGTTGACCGGGCTGCCAACTCGAACCGCCCTTCATGCCCTGCCCCAGCTTGAGGCGTGTATCTGGTCCAAACCTCACGGGTTAGCCCCCGGATGACCGGGGTTGTGGACGCGAGACATGATGAAGTCGACGAGAGCTTGACGCCCAGCCTTCCTAATGACCTTCGGATACCCCGCATCCTTGGCGATGCCATACAGCACACCGAGCGGCATGCTATGGAGGTCAGCGCCCGTATAGTTCATGTTCTTACCCGGTGACCAGTTCTTCATGTTGGTCTGCGCGCGGATGAGATTGACCGTCGCCTTCCGCCCCAACTGTGGGAGGCTTCCGCGCACCAGGTCGTACAGGCGGTTTGGATCTGAGATCGCCCCGCTGCCAGCGCCACCCTGCCCAGTAAGCTGGTTGAACTGCTGGGGGGTCATCGTCTCGTGACCGATACGGTACCAGTTACCCTTCTTCGGATCCCAGTACGCGCCGGGCGGAGTGTGGAACTTGTTGGTTCCCTGCCCCCCTGGTACGTAGGCGCGATACGTCCTGCTGACTGGCTTGCCGCCACCCATCGCAGCCTGCACCATGGAGATTGCATCTTTGGAGATCGAGTCGGAGACCCTTGCCGCACCAGCCTTGGTCGTAGCCCGCTGATGCTGGATCCGTGCAGCGAGTGCCTCTCTCGAGAGACCCAGGCGCGCCCAAGCCTGCCTTTCTGACACGCTCATATGCTGGAGCTCGGCATTGAGTCGCTTCTGGGACATCTTCTGACTCTGCTCCTGTAGCCCAAGTGAGATGCCTGCGCGCTTCGCAGCTGCCTTCGACATCTTGCCACTGAGCTTGGATGACGCAATCTGCTGCTGTTGGACCTTCCAGTCACGCTGAGACTTGAGTTTGTCTAGTTTTGCCTGCGTAGTCTGGAGTTTGAAGTCCCGCTCCTTCTGGAGCAAGTCGCCGAGCTTCGAGTTCGTCAGTTCAGACTTCGTGCCCTCGTTAGCCGCGATCTGGCCCTGGAGAGTCTTGATCTGGTCGTTGTAGTAACTGTCGGAGTTCGCCTGCTGCTCAGTCTGCATCGCAGGGAAGACCTGCCCCGCGAACTGCTCTGCCTCCTGAGCACCCGACATGGCCATGCCCAGCCCATGGAGCATACCAGAGGCCTGCATGTTGGGCATGTTCTGCTCGTACGGTGCCAGCGCCTGAGTGAACTGACCCGCTGACACAGGCCCACCCATCTGCTGAGCGAGTTGCTGCGCCTCCGCAGCCATGTTCTGGTGGAGCTGATTCATTCGCTGCCCTGCAGCCGCGAACACCTGCTGCTCCATCGTCAGTGCCTGACCCTCAGCAGCCCCTACGCGCTGAGCGGAGGACTGCACGTACGGCATAAGCGCCCCGAACTCACTACCGATATTCGTGCGAGCCGTCGTTTCCTGAGTCCCAAGCGTACCCGCTTCAGCTGTAAGCGGCGCGTTCTTACCAGCGATCTCAGATGACGCTTGCGAAGCCGCAAGGGCCTGCAGCTGCTCATAGGTCATCGGGGCGTTGATCGGGTCCTGCTGTGTGTCAGTCGTAGCCATTAGTACACTGGCCTACCCGGGGGAAGTACCCCGATTGGAGGACTCGGATCGAGGAACGGATGAAGGAGCCCTGGCGGGACCGGGTGTGTGCGGAGATTGCTGGCGCGGTTCGCCATCGCATGCTGAGCCCAACCCGGCATGATCGCGCGACCTGCCACAGCAGCGGCGTGGTGCGCCAAGTACTGATCGAGAGCCTGAGCGTGATGACCCGCCATGTAGAGTGCGTGAGCTGGGGTGAGAGGTGGTACTGTAGGCGGTGGGCCGAACGGCGGGTTCTCTGGCGGGTAGTCCACGCCAGCGCCGCCCGGGCCGAACCAGTGGATACCCGGCTCATCGTTGCGCCGCATGCCGCCTCCCATTCGTGCCTGTGCAGCAGCTTGGAGGTTCGTGAGCTGTTGGTTCTCGTCGGCGTTGAGGCCTGTGCGCGGGACCACAGATTCAGGGCCGTCTTCGCCGATGAGTGCGTTGGTGGGGCGGTCGACCTCGCCGCCACCAGCCATAGCGATGAACGGCTGCGTACCTGAACGGTATGGAAGCGTTTGGTATGTGTATGTTCCGCTGGGGCCGGTCGGGATACCCTCGAAGGTGTTGGTTGGCGTTGAAGTCGGCGGAGGTGTGGAAGTGACGTTCGTAGAAGGCGCGGTTGATGCTGGTGCCGCTGGTGCGGTAGCCTGTTGTTGCTGGGCTGCAGTGTAGCGAGCGGCTGCGGCCGCCAGTTCCTGGTCGTTCCTGGTGTTGTATTCGCCGATGAGCCCAGCAGCGTTCTGATACTGCGTCGCCAGGTCCTGCGGGAGCTGGGTCTCCGTCTGCGCGATCTGCTGGAGCCAGGGTGCCTCAGCCTGAGCCTGCATCTCCCCACGCTTGCCGCTGAACAGGATGCCCTGCTGCTGAGCGTTCTGCGTGTTCTGAAGGATGGCCTGCTGACGCTGCTGCTCTGCGTTACCCTCGGCGAGGTTAGCGTTCTGGATGAGGCTTCCGGGGATGAACTGACCCGTGACCGGATCGACGTACCCTAGCTGCTGGAGGATATCTGCGTACCGTGAGCTAATGTCACCACGGAGCGCTGCCTCGTTGGCAAGATACGTCGAGTCTACGTTCGCACCCTCAGGTGGACCTGACGGGAGACCACCCTCGATGTTCTGAGGCAGAGCATACTGTGAGTAATCCGCCCCACCAATACCTCCCGCCGTCTGTGGGTTTGGTGCCATTGCACTCATACAGCCATCACCATCCAATCGAAGCCTACGCCACCACTAGGCGCAGCAACAGATAGATTGATTTGGAACGAGTTGTTGGTCTTACCTGAGATCCAGTACCCACCCCCACCCCACACGATAGCGATGTTGGCGGTATTCGGTGTGAGTCCTACCGCGTTAGGGAGGCCGAGTGAGTGAGTAATCACCAGCGAACTTGTCCCGACCGGCAGAGTCGCAGAACCCGCCTTCTGTGAGGTAGTTCCACCAATCGCAGCGATCTGGTGCTGCAGCAGGGCGATCTGGGTATCGTAGATCGCATTGATGAAGTACACCAGCATGGTCCAAGTCGTCCAGACTTGCTGGTTGACAGGAGACTTGCGAGCGGGATGCTGTGGGAGTTGAGTTTGCTGGGCCATTAGTAGAAACTAGGACTCTGTCACGAGATTCTCACGGGATGAACTAGAAGGCTGCGCTGCGCAAACGAAGAGAAGCCCCCGCCAATACAGCAGTACATCAGCCGCAGATCGTTGCCCGCGGCGAGGCCGTTGAATCGGCCGCTCATGCCCAACATCGTCTCTGCGTTGGCTGTCGAAGACGTGAACACGGGCGGGTCGTAATAGATCGCCGAGCTTCCAGAGACAATCGTGGCGATGCTGCCAACATTCGCCGTGTTGTTGGAGCAGCGCACGCACCAGTTGAACTCGTAGTCCCCGTTCCGCGTTACCGGTACGAACGGGCCGAATGTAGTCAGATCGGCGAGAGTACCCCACTGCGAACCAGTAGTCTCCTTCGTCACAACGTAGGCGTGAACGTCGGCGCCGCCGATGAACTCCCACTTGTAAGCCGAGGCAGAACCTGCGTTGTAACGGAACTGCCAACAAGTGCCGTTCGCGTCGACAGCCGCGGCTACCCAGATGTCTCCATCAGCAGGCGATGCGGGTGGACCGCCAGAGTATGCAGATATCTTCGGACTCGTGGCAACCCAGAGGGTGCCGTTCCAGTAACGGAGCAGGCCGGTAACACTGTCGTAGTAGACCTCACCCAGTGCTGGAGTCGCGGGCGCAGTTGCGATCCGGGGAGTACGGAGTCTGCCAACAACCTCAGGCATCAGCCGACAATCGTGACCATCTTGGAGTTGGCAGTAACTGCGACGGCGTAGGTGATCGTAACGTCACCGTTGGCTGCTATCGTTATATCTGGTAGTTCCCAGGCACCGGTAGTCACATCATGCACCTGCACGATTAGACCACGACTAGCGTGACAGCCGTGCGTAGCCTGCGTGATCGTCCACGTAGTCCCAGCGCCCTGCACCGCCGATGAGTAGTAACGCGGGATGATCGCTGGGTCGACTAGTACCGTGTCGGCAGCAACTGTGATCCCCGTACCAGCGCCCACATCAAGCGTGTTACCCGTCTTCGTCAGACCTGCGCCAGCGATAGCGGCGCCAGCAGACGAGAACTGTGTCCAGGTGATCGAAGTCGTACCCAACGTACCACCAGCATCTGCTGTGACGACCCAGCCAGTGTCAGCGTTCACCGTACCCTGCTCAACCCAAGTGTACGCGCTTGGTACTTCGGTCCACGCATCCATGTCGGTAGCGCGCGTCCAGGTACCATTGACTCCGGTACCGAGCGTCGTCACCGTATAGATGCCGTTCTGGTTGGCTGTGGTCTGATCCTTGACCAGCACGCGGTCGTTCGCGGCAAGTGTGATGCCATCGAGGGTGTTCGGCGCACCACCCGCGAGGGTAGCGATATTCGCACCCGCTGTAGCTGCATGGACAGACGCCTTCGCGTCGAGGCCCTGAGCAGTTACGTCCACATAGTTCTTGGTAGCGCTATCTTGTGGTGCAGTCGGATCGAGTTGGTTGATGATCTTGTGGGAGTTGGCGTTGATGTCCGCTGCTGCCGCAGTGATCGCATCCAGCGTACGGTTACCGGGCATCGCCTGCTGAGCACCCGCACCAAGCGTTCTCATCGACGCTAGACCAACGACACCATCCTTGTTCGCAGCAGCTACCTTGGTATCGGTGATCGCACCCGCAGCAATGACAGGCGCAGCTGCAGTTCCACCGCCGCCGAGATCAGCAGCGAGCTGGATGATACCCTTGACAGATGCAGTCGCGTCGGGCGGTGTGCCACCTCCACTCGCGGAGATCCACGAAGTGCCGTTCCACCAGAAGAGTGTATTCGAGCCTGTATCGTAGTAGAGCTGCCCCGTGACTGGTGAGCCAGGAGCTGCGCCGAGCTGGTGAGCCCGGAAATTGCGACCCTCAAGCTTGGCGAAATCGAGTGCTGCACCGAGAACTGGCATTAGTTGATATACGCCTTTCCTGAGGTCGCGGCCGCGAAGCTAGCCGTGACAGTGTTAGTATCAACGTAGACTATGTCAGGGATGATTACCGTACCACCAGAGTCTACCACTTCGACGGACGGATACTTGCCGAGGTTGTGAACGATTGTCCACAGGGCTGACAGGATCGACTGGGTGAAGACGAGAGTCGGTATCTTGGCCAGTGAGATACTGCCGCTGATGTTAGAGTCATCGAGGCCACCATTGACTATGCTCTGGATAGCTTGGAAGTTGGCGAGTACGTCCTCGATGTGCATAGGTGCACCGGTAGCAAGGTTGGCGGGGTTGACGATAGCGTAGTTAGCCACGGTCTAGTAGAACTCCCAGACGATTATCATACCTGCACCACCTGCACCACCAGTGTGCATCGTTGCTTGAGATGGATTGTTCGCTGCACCACTACCACCTCCACCAAAAGCGCCTCCGGGGTTACCGTCTGCACTAACTGCTAGGTTCTGCATACCTCCACTACCCCCGCGTGCGGCGGTTCCGCCTATGCCGCCCATCGCATAGTTACTTAGGCTAGAACCGTACATCCCAGGACTACCCAGGAGATTTAGATCACCCCCAGTAGGATTCTGAGGTACTCCAAATCCACCAAGCCAACTATTCGGTACACTCTGGGAAGTCTGACCGCCACCAGTACCGCCTTTTGCAGCCATACCCGCGATAGTGGTATCACCACCAGTGCCTCCAGTTGCGTTCAAGACACCTACACCGCCAGCACCGACTACATAGGCGTATGTTCCAACAGGAGTCTGGACTAGTTTCATCGTGTAACTACCACCAGCGCCTCCACCACCTGCTGAGTAGTTACCCGCGCTTGTCGCTGGGCAGCCACCACCTGCACCGCCACCTCCGATTGCTTCGAAGATGACAGCTTTGACGCCGGCCGGCGTGGTGTAAGTACCTGAGCCTGCAGTAGTAAATATCTGCTGCGTCGGCGACACGCGACCCCACGAACCGTCACCGCGAAGGGCGAGTGCCTGGTTATTCGGGTAGCCTGCGAACTTGCTGGCCTGGATCGCTGCGGTGGAACGGACGTTCACGTCGTCGATCCCGCCGTTGAGGACTGCCTGAATCGCCTGGAAGTTGGCGAGGACCTGTGACACGTCCTCAGGCTGCCCCGGCACGAGTGAGGCAGGATTCACGATGTTGTAGAGACTCATGTTTGCTCCCTCACTCCCAATAGCTGACCGTCGAGGATGCACCCCAGGATCGACCACTGACCAGTGAGCTTCGTGTAGTCACGAGAGCCCACAGGGACGATCATCGTACCCGGGTTGGGGCTGGAATCTGAGAAGACCAGCGTGATGAATCGACCGTAGGCGTCGGGGTTCAGTGTGATCTCCTTGACATTCGCGTCGGGGCCCCATGAGCCGATGTTCCAGTTGTGGCTATTCCATAGGTCTGAGGCGAATGACAGGTCAGCGACGTGTGTCCACAGGACAGCGTTCTGGAAGTTCCGCTTGATCTGGACGGTGAACAATCCGCGTCCGAGGAGTCTCATACGGCGAATGTACTTCGTCAGCAACGGTGCGCCAAAGTCGAACGCCGCAGTCTCCAGGATCGCCTGGAACGCCACCCCATCATCCTGCCCCACCGCATCAGCGAACACCCAGTAGAACTTGTTCGCAGTAGTGGAACCTCCGAACAGACGGATTCTGTCCTGGTATCGCCAGATCGTAGCGCAGGCAATCGGAATTCGGTCGATACTCCACGGTCCTAGGCCACGCACCCCAAGCGCGGTGAGCTCAGCAAGCCGGGGGTAGTAATTGACCTGCATCGTCGGGTATGCCGCTCCCGTTTCGGGGACACACCACGACACAACCTGACCGTATGAGTAGGCCCACGCTTTGATAAGGCCGTCGTAGTTCAGTATGTGTGGGTCAAAGACGGGGTCGATCTTGTACGAGATGAGGCTCGCGGGTGCGTCACCCTGCCACTCAGCGATACCACGGCGTGTGAGATAGAAGATGCTCGACTCGTGCTGGATCACGCCCCAATGACTCTCGATCCCCTTCTCGTAGTCGAAAACGCGGTTGTAGAACAGCGCCGGGTCGTAGATGATCGTCCCAGAGTTGCGCTTACCAACGATCAAGTACACCCCGTCTGTAGCCAACGCACGGATCGCATCGCCGTCGCCGTGGCGGATATCGACCCAGTTCGCAGCAGGCCACGTCTCAGCGTCACCCGGGTTCGACGAGTAGACCCTGTCGTCAAGGCTCGTGACCCCCGCCCCCCACATAGTGTCCTTGTAGAGACGCAGGTACTTGACCTTAGGCGCAGACGAGTACGTGGCATATGTCGTACCATCCCACGAGGAGTACACCGACAGACCATCGCAGAAGTAGACCTTGCCGTTGAAGGTCTCCCAAGACATGGGCTGGTTGAGCGAGAATGTCCCACCGATCTGAGTCCACGACACAGTCGTTGCCGTCGGGTCTGCGGTGTAGTAGACCTTCCCCGCTGTAGTATGGATCATGTAGTGAGGCGCCAAACTACCACCGCGATTGAAGACGTAGGTGCTGATGATGCGATCCCCCGACGCACCCACAGTGCCCATGTTCTGGCAGCCTGCGCGCTTGGTGAACCCGCCACGCTCGTCGAAGAGACCATTCTCCGCGCGCCTTACCTCTTGGTTCGTGAGGAGGTTCGGTGCGTCCTGGAGATTTACCCCCTGCTGGAAGCCCTGGGTGGCGATCTCTACTTCTTTGATGCTAGATACTTGTGGCATTGGCGTAGGAGGGTAGGTCAGCCACGATCATGTCCGCGACGTGAGTCTCGTCAGCGAGGTTGTCGTGGCCGAAGGTGTTTACCATCGGGTCGTCAAGCTCCAACTCGTTGACCTTCTTGTGGATCCAAGTCGCCAACGTATCGACAGGATCCTCCAGATCGTTGAACTCGTCGATCCACCCGGAGACCATCTCACGGGTGATGGAGATATCTTTGGGTGTCAGAGCCATTGGTTGTCGGGTACCACCCGCTCCTGTTGTTCCTCCATTGTCCACACGTCGTCAGCGAGGATGTCCTGGAGGGCCTCGTTGATTCGGCCCTGGGCGTCACCCGCGAGATCCAACTCGTGTGCGCGTCTGTGCGCGCGAACTAATGCTGCATCGAGGATCACCTCGTCCAGGATCTGCGGTGTAGCGGGAACGTCGGTGGGCTGCACCATGTCAGCCAGGTAGTTCTGGAAGTGCACCCTGACCGTGATCGTGGTATTTGGCGGCGGCATGATGTAGATGGATTCCTCGAAGACGTAGTACCAGCTAGGGATGCTTCGACTCTTCGCTGCCGTCAGGTCCTGTGGTAGCCACTGATCTTCGAAGGTGTCCTCGTTCATCACGCCCAGCTTGCGACGGTACGGATCTGTGATGACGTAAACTCCACTGACGTTATCTGCGCCCAGCGCACTCGCACCAGCCATCGCTAACGGCCCAGCCCCCGGAACTATGATGAAGTCGTGGGTACTCTGTAGCCAGGATGACGTATTCTTCCTCGCCACATACCGATAGCCCAGGTTGATGATCTGAGTCCGCTCGAGGGGTTGGTACCCATCGAACCCACGAGCCACCAAGGCGGCATCGTAGTCCTGCAACTGGAGTTGACCGTTAGCGCTTGGCACGCTGCGTCCTTCCTGCGTTTAGGCCCACAGTCATGGGGAGTGAGCCTGCGCGGCCTTCTCGCTTGAGGGCGTAGGCCATCTCCTCACTATGCCCGCGCATACGTTCCTTGACCGCCTCATCCTTCTCGTCCTGGAGACGGTCATGAGCCTGCTCTTGCTCGTCGTACGAGTCGATGTACCCGCGGCCGTGACTATCAGATCTCTGGAGACGCTCTAGAGCGCGCGGATCAAGCTCGACGCATGTGAAGATGAGTCGATCTGCACCGTCCTCACAATGCTCTACGAAAGCGTACGGCTCCGTCGAATCAGGGAGGAGCTCAATCGTGATCCTCCGCTCGTATAGTTCGCGGACTTGGCGGACGATGGACAACACATCATCCTCTAGCTCGATCACTCCATGATCGTGGTTGTACCAAGCTTTGAGGGGTAGCATTTCCATCGTCCGCCTCCTATTCCGTAGCTGTGGCCGAGTCTACGGGATGTCGTCCGCGAGGTTGTACATGGCTGCCTGTGTCTTGCGACGGAAGCAACCGAGGTCGCAGTACTTGTACAGCGTAGCCTTGTACGCATCCGTGTCGGGGTTCTCCACCTTGCGGAGGATCGCGCCGTCGCGGTTCATCCACCGGAAGTCGTTCCCGTTGAGCTGCACCCACAGGAAGTCGTCGGGGCGGATGAAGAACATGTACTGCTTCGGGCAGTCGTCGTCGAAGACCAACGGGAACCCGTTGTAGTCGATGTACTTGAACCCACCGTGCATCGTCCCAGCGTTGGCATCGTTCCACCGCTTCTGGGCCTTGAGCGTGTTCACGTACCGACGACGGATGCCCCTCGTGGTGAGGAGCATCTCGGTCTCCCAGCCCTCCGCACCGACCTGGTCGAGCATGAGCTGGCCGGCATCTTCGTCGAAGGTGCTGTTGCCGCCATCCGCCTGCTTCGCCTTCCAGTACTCGTTTCCCGCCACCGAAGCGTCGATGGAGTGCAGGGAGTAGTTCTGGGAGAGATCGCTGCGGATGATGTTGCGGAGACCATTGATCTCCTGCTTCCAGTTACCCTCGACCGCGAGGACGTGGGTGCCTGGCACAGCCGTCAGGTCGGAACCTGAGTAGGTCACGACCCTCGTGGCTGGCACGATGCCCGTGATCTGCACCCTCGCGCCGAGAATCGCGTCCGTGGACTGATTGACGATGTCCACGTACATCCCGACGCGCAGGTACTGCAGGTTGTCGACCGTGACCGTGTTCGTACCGTCAGCAGTGATCTGACACAACGTACCGCGCTGATCGCCGTATGCCTGACGGTTCATGTCCTTCCGGAGATCGTTGACCGCACCAACGGTCTCCGCTTCGAGCAGACGCAGGTACGCGCCCAGACTCCGCTCCGTGACTTCCATCGAGAAGCCCGTGAGCTGGATCTGCTTGTACTCCTTGCGGACCTTGTCGAGAATGTCCGCCCATCCCTGCTGACCCGGGGTCGGGAGTGTCGCACCCTCCGCACGAGCAGTACCTGACTCGTTGCGTGAGACGTGCAGCGCGATGACCCACTGCCGGCCTGCGAACTCGACTACGTCCGCGTCCTTGGAGATACCCTTGTAGTCCAGAGTCTCTCCGCCAGCAGCGTTCATCGTGCCCAGTCCCGCCTCCAGCTCTGCCGGCGTGTATCCGAATAGCAAGACAGCACGCTGGTTCACCATCTCCCTGACCACAGGGAGGTAGTAGTTCTGGAGGATCGCGTCAGCTGAGGTTGTGGTCTGTGCCATGTCTCAGCTCCTCTCAGCCTTGACCCTTGCCGAACACAAGGCACCTGACAACGACGCCCGTGAGGACTGTCGCCGCCGCTACCTCGTGCATAGCAACGTTCACGGCTCCTGAGCCGTCGAAGATCTGCAACTTGCCGTTCGTGTAGTCCCAACCGGCTAGCCAACCACCAGTTCTGCTGACGGTGCCCGGATCCACCATGAAGATGATTCCGTTGAGCCCGAGCCCCAACTGCTGTGGGGTGAGGGCATAACCGCCTGCTGGGTAGCTACCGTCCAGTAGGACATCCACGATGCGGAAGAACAGATCGCCGGCAGCCCCTCGATCTACGATAGTCGGGGTCGCTGCCATCAGCTCTCCTGTTCGATTCCGGGTAGACGCCCAGCTTTGATGTCCGCCATGATCTGCTTGTTCGCGGCACCGAAGTCTTTGAACTCCTCCGGTGGCGACGGCGCAGCTGCACTACCGGGCACCGAGCGAGGCGTTCCCGTTCCTCTCGACTGGACGACTGACCCAAGGGAATGGTCTCTGTCCTCGAGGTACGCGGTTCTGGCCGCTTCGGCCAGTTGCTCGAGCGTCTCGTACCCGCCACCTGCGGCAGCGGACGAGATCCACACAAGCTTGGTACGCTCGGGAACGTCAAGACTATCCTTTTCATCCAGGCCGTCCCAGTGACGAACCACGATGTCCAGACGTTGCTGAGATTCGGCCTCGGCACGCTCCTGCATGATCTGGTCGACCTGAGCTAGTCTTTGAGCCACCTCTGGAGGAATCGTGGCATCAGTCGCACCCTCGTTATCGGAGTCTTGAGCGCCAGCACTCGCAGAGTCCGTGAGAAGTTGCTTCATCACGGCCTTCTGCTCGTCGGACAAGTCCTGTTGACTCTCGACCAAGGTTGCGATGGTGCCCCTTGGATCCTGCATGTAGGCGGCTTCGAAGTTCGCCAGCCGAAGCGCGGAGTCCGCTTCGATGCCGTATTGTTCCAGTTCCTCATAACCCTTGAGAGCCTGGTAACGGCTGTTTACCTCCTGGAATCGGGAGTACGGAATCGTCTCAGGCGGGCCACCCTGACCGGTATCGGTGTTTTGCGCCCCCGCGGGCGAGTCAGGTTGATCCGCCATTCCGGTACCCGGTACTGCAGCGTCGCCTTCAAGACCCCCATCGGCCTCGATCTGCGCCTGCATTCTGTCTGCCATTTCACCCACTATTTCCTCCTAGGCCTACGATTTTACGCCCTCGTTGGCGGGTGGGCCTGCTGAGATTGACTTACCTGGCTCGCGTGGGCCTGGTGACTTGTGGGCTTCACGCAGGCTTTCATCGCGCATCGCAAGCCTTCTCGCGCGCTCGGCCGACATACGATACGGGATGCGCTTGTCGATACGTTCCTCGACCTCGGCCTCCAGTACCTTCTGCCGGTCGGCGAGCAGCCGTTTCACGTCGGCCGTCTTGACCACCGCGCCCTGACTCGTCGAGATGGAGATCCTGTCGATCTCCTCCATCGCATCGTTCAGGTTACGGATGTCTCTAGGCATAGCCTAGTACTGCTGGCCTCCCGTTCGTGTGGATCTCCTTGAACGCATCCAGAGGCAAGTAGAACATCGCACCCTGGCTGCGTTCCCTGACGGTGAGACTCGCATCCGGTGGGAGATACGTGATCGTCTCACCTGTGTTGGTGTCGTGCTCCACCGCTGTGGGCCAGTCGATGACGGCCGCGATTGCACCGTCCCACCTGTCATCGACCAGGTCGTGTGAGCCATCCAAGATGACCCACGACTCAGCGTTCAGAGGCGCCATGTGCTCACCTTCGTACTCTTCGACCGGTACGTCGGCAATGTCCACTTCCACGGGCCTCCGCTCGGGGTTGAGCTCGCTGGGAGTCGTGTCGAAAGGCCCCGTCGGAGCCTCCTCCTCGTCAGCGACTTCGTCCTCGCCCGACTCGGCGTCCTCGATCTTGGCGATCAGTTCCGCCTTGGTGTCGGACTCGTCGTATTCGACCTCGAGCTCGTCGGCCTTGTCCTGGAGCTCGGCCTTCGTGAGGTCGTCGAGGTTGTCATTTGCCACGGTTATTTACCTCCCTTCTTCATCCGTGACTTTGCGGCTTGCGCCACATCTGAACCGACCACAGAGGCGTAGCAGATGGCGTAGGCATTCTTGCCTTTACCCTTCGCTTTCACCTGCGCCACGCAACGCTCCATCTTCGGCCACAAGCTCTTCGGTACGTTGGCGTACGGCATTACCGACCCCTACTCGGGAGCGGGGGCTCACGGCGAGCTGTCATCTGTGTTTGCCCGCCACCGATAATGTCAGGGATCTGTGTGTTCTGCCTGACCATGCCAGGTGTCCCCGGCGGAGGTGGTCCTCCATTCCCTGCAGGAATACCACCTGCACCCTCAGGTGCGCCCTTCGCGGCCGCCTGCGCCTGAGCAGCAGCTGCCTGCTGGTCCGCCATCATTTTCTGGTGCATAGCAACATGTTCGTCGAAGAGCCGGACGATACCAGGGTGGGATACCTGCAGCTTGTCGAACTCCTCATCCATCATTTGCATGGTGTGGTGCTCGATGTGCGTTGCGTGGTCCTGCCACGCCTTGACGGGGATAGCGGCGCTGACGGTCTGCTGCACCTGCTCATCGTTCGGGCTAGCAGGCAGTTGGAACATGCCCATCGCGAGGCCATGGAGCATGATGTTGTTCTCGCGGATGGCCTGGTTGACGTTCATATCCTTGGTCGAGGGCTGACCGCCTCCAATGTCGAGCATTTCCTGAATCTGCTCGGGATCCGTGAGGATGCCTAGGGACACCAGCTCGAGCGTGTACTGTTGTCGTGCAGCGATGGAACGCGGCATCGCACTCCCCGCCTGACAGACCACTTGGGTGTTATTCTTGAGGTTGGCACCCTTGAACTTCATGGCATCGAAACGACCATCGGGTCGATAGAACTGGATGATGCGCTCCACGACATAGAACTGAGAGAATCGCTCGAGCGTGAGCGAGCCCTCCATAGCTATCGCATGCTCCATGTTGTCGATAGTCGGGGCAATCTTCGTATCGTCCTCCTCCTGGAGGTAGGCAACTGCGACACCCGACCTAACCCCCGTCGGGACGTTGCCATGCGCGACCTCCGACTGCCCCGAGATTTCCATGATCTGCTCTCGTAGACCAGCAAGCAGGGATTCCACCTGCTGTGGGAGCTGCAGACCCTGGATCGGTTCCGGAGGCGGTACATTCGGCACATGCACGTACCTCAGGATCGAACCTGCCGCTGCTTTGATCTGCCCCTTGACCTTCTGCTGCGTCGCCACGCGCCACATCGGGTTGGCCATGTAGTCCTTCGCCTCGATGAGCTGGCTAACAATCTTGTCTACCTCCAAGTTCGGACCACGAATGTGGTTGATGACCGTGTCGGGCCAGATGCTCGTAGCCTGTGGAATGTGCTCGAAGAACACGAACGGCATGCGGCCATCCTGGAAGGGGAATCCATCCGACTGGTCGAGGATCTTGTTCTGGCACCACCGCACGTACTTACCCTGTTCGAGGTATTTGTTCCCACGGTACGTCTCAGGCACCAACCAGAAGGTGTGGATGTAGCACGCATTCTCCTGATTCTGGTTGTCCCACTGGCCCCATCCTGCCCGCTGCATGACGCGGCGTTCCATGGTCCCGAGATTCACGTTCTCAGGCTGGATATCCCGCGCAGCCCGCCCATAGAGGCCTTTGACGACATCCACGTCAGCGACCTCCGTGGTTATGAGATCGTTCAGCTGATCGAAGTCCAACGCGGTCTCATCGGGGTACAACTGAAACGGGGAGTAAACTTTGAACTCCACCTCACCAAGCGGGAAGTTCACTTCCGGGGCTTCGTCGATCGAGCCATCGTCGACCAAACGTCGGATTTCCTCTTTTCGGACTGGTGAGAATGTCGGCTCACCCGTTGCCGGGTCAATCACGAACGAGATGTTGCCCGCGCGGGTATCGTGAGAGTCCCACCCCACGTATATCGCGCTAACCCCACACTGAATCATCCACCACAGGGCCTGCTTGCGTAGCCGAGGCAGCTTGAACTTCCATTCTGCGTAGTCAAGCGCGCTACGGCCCACCTTCGTCGCTGCGAGGTCCTGCGGGTCGTCTGAGTTGGCGATCACGTCCGTGATAGGCTTCGATTTGGTCATTTTTGAGAGCTCTGTACGAGCAACAGACAGCGCGTGGTTGATGACCATCCGCGGCTTCTTCTCCTTAGCATCCACCACAGGGTCAAAGAGCGGATCGCGGTCGACGTAAAGGGCTCTCATCGGATCCCACGTAGCGTAGTGATCGCCGGCAACGAGTGCGAGGTTGTTCCACCAGACGATTTCCCATCCGCGGCGCTGGTTCAGACGACGTTCCCTGGCAGTATCTAGTGCAGAGAGCAGGTCGGCATCTTTGGTACATTCGCCGATTCTCATTATTGACGCTCCTCCTCGACTGGAAAGTCTTCCATAAGAATCTGGCGTTCGTCAGCTGCCTTCCGCAAATCCGATTCGCCGTACGAGGCAGTGAGCCCAGGCCGCTCTAGGATCACTGTAGCCTCCTCAT